CTCAATTGTTTCCATACGCGACGAGCACCTTCTAAAGAACTTTTTCCGTATGGCAAAAAGTTACTATCACTCAACAAACGAAAATGTGCAATTTGATAATTTTCCAGATCTTCTAGTTTATTACCATATGGAAGGTTGACTTGGAACTTAACAAAATTCTTATTTGATAAATGTGCGTTTTCTACACGGGTTACATAATAAGTGCTCAATGGTTCTACCAAATAAACACCATATTCAGGGCTAATATGTAAACGTAGATAAAAATCTCCGTATTTGACCATACAACGAGTCCAACTCCAAAGATTGAATTCGATGTTTAAAATGTCATAAAACAAATTGTGTAGAATTTGCTTGATTTCATCGTTGGATGATTTGATATGAATTACTTCACCCATTTCATTTCTAGTTGTACATTCATCTGCATAGATATCCAATGCAGATGCTAGAATTGGATCCATATCCATTGTATCATAATCACGAAATAGTTCTACACGACTACTTTGATATGATAAATTGAAATCTCTTGTGTATTGATTATATGAAGTGGTGCGTAATCTATTAAAACGATCTCTTAAACTATTACGATCTGTAGCATACTGAATTTCGTCAGTATCAATTACTTTTAATTTTTTACCACCGATATTACGAACAATTACATCATTTGAAAACAAACGTTTCAAACGTGCAAATAATGAACGATTGCGTAATTCTTGAAAAGATTTATCTGCCATATTATTCTAGTATATAAGTATTTACAACAACCAAGTTAAACTTTCTTTTTTGTCATTTACAGTAAATTCCATCGTCTTTTGATGATCAGGTACAGTGCTTACTTGTTTTGGCACAGTTATTTGACTTGTTACTTTTGATATTTTAGAAACCATTGCTTTATTATAAGCTATTTGTTCGTTTCTAAGTTTTAAAGCTGTTTCACGAATCCACAATCCAATGCCTAGTGACATAACTAAATCATCATTATATCCCTTCATAGCCTCAGCTTTAGCTCCATTCCATATAAACACATTCAATTCCTCATAAAGTCTTTTAGACTTGATTATAACACCTTTTTCTCTAAAAAAGTTTTCTAGTTTACTAATGATTAATGGTCTATTTTTACTAGTGGTTGTAAATCCGGCCACTAATTTTTTGTCCGCCGAATTTAATTTATTAGTATATGTTTTTTCCACATCTATAACAGTTAAATCAGCTGCACTATAAAATGTATTTTGATAATCTCTATCTATAATTTGTTGAAGTGTAGCCCAACCCACGTTATTGTTTTCCACGACTAATAACGCATTATTATATTCAGTTGCAACACTTACCAACAAGTTTCCATAATCCTTGGTAGTTAATTGTCCTTTATATTCCGCAACTTGTTCCAATGTTTCTATGTCAAAGATATGAAATGCGCTATAATCTGCTCCATCTCCTCTCGCACAGTCGGCCGTTAATATGTAATTTTTACTATAATTTGGATAATCCCATATCCAAAAATCTTGATTATTACCACGTTTTTCAATTGGATCTTTAATATAAGTTTGTTTATAAAACTCTAAAATATCAATACTCACAACTTGATTACCAGATGTACTAAAATCACAATCACATTCTTGCGCTGCACCTTTTACACCTGACAATTCTGTTTGTTTATCTCTCCAAGCTTGATCTCTTTCTGGATGTAGATGCCATGGTAATCGTATTGTTTTAAAGTTGTTCTTACCTTCTTCAGCTTCTACCCACGTTTTATGAAAGAAATTACCAACACCATTTGGCGTACTTAATATAATAGCTCTACCACCAGTAGACAGTGTATATTGTGATGACAACCAAATTTCTTCAATACCGTCAATAAATGCAGCTTCGTCAATGATTAGTAAAGATAGTGCGGATGATCGACCAGCGGTACCAGCAGATGATACTGCTTTGATTTGCGATCCATTTTTTAGACGTAATGAAAGACGATTGTCTTCTACACAGGGAACTTTTAACCAAGACGGCAAGTTATCATTAGCAAATCTAACTTTGGTAACGATTTCTTTTGCGGTTTCTTGAGTAATACTAATACAAAGAATATTCTTATCGTTATGGAATGTCATTAACCACAAACTATAAGCTGCTGTAAGAGTACTAATACCCATCTGACGACTTTTTAATACAATATTAAGACTATTATCTACGAAGTCTGATAGAGTTGTCTCTTGAAAAGGAAACAATTCAAAGTTACAAGTACCACGAATAGGATGTTGGATCTTAACATACTTTTTCATAAAGTATATTGGATCCTCAATACACTTCTTATACTCTTGCTTTATTATTTCTCTTAGATTTGGCTGACTCATACTTTTCTTCGTAATCTTTTATCTTAGCGTTTAGTTCTTCTAAACGTTTATAGAGTAGTTCTAAATCTTTATTTAGATCCTCTAGTATTTTATTATAATCTTGAATGCCTTCCCATCTTTCAAATGAACCATCTTCTTCTAAGAATTCAACTGGTTTTCCTTGATTTTCTTCGCAGAACTTTTTACTTTCTTCAAACTTTTTCTTATAATCTTCCAAAATACTACGTTCATTTTTTAAATCCTGAAGTTCGTTATATACGTCGAACATTCCGATTAATTTAAGATTTGTTTGGAAATCAATAAAACAATCGTAGCAATATCCTGTTTTGGGCCAAACACGATCATCTAAATAATTGCCCCAACGAACATCCATCTTACAACATTTACAACGTTGTTCATTGATAATCGTAGCGCGTTTTTGAACTCTACGTTTACTACCATTTTTCCAAACCCATTTACGTCCTTGACCATCCTCCCACTCTTCACCTTCTTTACGGGTTGAATTTTCCAAATTAGAATCATATCCTACTTGGACGAATGGACGAACGCCATCAACATAATCTTTAACAATATCAAGATTGCTTTTACCTAATGCTCTTTTCATAACAAATATGTATTTATTTTATTTCTTAAACTTACTTTCCAAACCTTTTATAATAAAACTTCCTGTAATTTTGAAAGGATTGTTATAAATATTTGGATCTCTAACCACGATTCCTTCATGTTTATCTAAGTCACCAATCTCACTAGTAGCATTCTTTAATACTTCATCTCCTAATTTGATAGTGGTTAAATAAACAATGGTATCATTTATAATCTTTTGAACGTCTTGACCGGCAAAATCTTGCGTAATATTTTTGCTGTTTGAAGCATTAATAAATTGTTCACGGGTGATAAGTGGAAGATCGATTTTTACATTTTTTAACCAGTCTTTTAATGACTTGGTTTCAGCAACTTCTGTAGGATATAATGTTACTGGTTCTCTCAATACTTTGGCCAAATTTGGATCCGATTTAAATGATGTACCAACGCTGCCTAGTACTTTGAATCCATACTTCATTGCAACCTTATTTAATTTATTGATGTAGGACTGCATTGCCGCTTTATCATACGGTATTTCAACAGCAACACGGGATTTTACACTACCATCCTTACCAAATGTCTTTGGTTTGATCTCTTTTAAGCCATGAATTGCTAAAAAGTTTCCAATATCACCATAACCAACTACGTTTGTTGTACCTTCTACATATTCAATATTAAACAATATATTTGGATTGTTCAACAAGCCCAACTTTTTTAATTCGGATTTGGTACTTGGAATCGCTTCATCGAAAATATTGATTACTTTAGTTCCAATATTAATAAATCCATGACCTGGTTCAAATCTATTTGGCAAATCTTCGGGTCTCATGCCCTTAATATCAAGTGGTTTTGCTGATCCACGATCCATTACAAATTGGCTGTTTATCATACGGATACTTGCATTAACACCGTCAATCTTTACACTACCGGCGCCTTGCTTCAGAGACTTTACTGCTTTCGCAAATACACCTACCAATTTAGCGCCAGTATTTACAAAATCAAATGGATGTGCCATATGTCCACCTGCGCCGCCTTCTTGTATTACCTCACTTAAAATGTTATTTAGTCTTATCATATGGTTTTAAAAATGTTTTATCAAATACAGTAATTGCTTTTTTGTAAGAACTCTTAGTTTCGTCTAAACTATTATTAGTAAATTGCCAATTCCAAAATAATTGGTCTGGTGTTTTGAATCCAAAAAACTGAAGTACTTCTTTTTGTGTTTGTGTAACATCTTTGCCATTCCAATTTTGTCCAGTTGCAATGAATCCTGAATCAATATTTTTAACAATATTACTTTCTCCCAACGTAGAATGTCTGTTTTCAATCCAAGTCAATCTTTCGATCAATTTTTGATAAAAACCATTGGCTTGACCCCATCTCACACTAGCAAAAAATAAAACGGTATCACTTTCAAATAGCTCTTTACTTACTTTCCATAATTCATCGTTCTTATTATTAATACTAGCCCAACAACGATGTTCTCCTGTTGGGTTTTTTTCTTTATCTTTTAAAGATGAATCTTTTGTACCACAATGATTTCCCCATTTTGACGATACATTGCCCTCACACGGAACTATATTTAATTTGGTAGTATCTATCAATGATACTTTTTCTTTACCTAATAATTCTTGCATTTTAATTGCTAATTGTGTACTCTTAGCAATATCGTCTTTGTGACCACTCCATCTATTACTGGTAGTTAACAATAGTACTTTGTTCTTGGTACGTAAATAATCTATAGTCTTCTTGTATTTACGAGCATAAAGATCCATATCTTGCTCGCTTTGAGGAAGTTTGGCTTCTAATAATAAATCGTTTAAACTAATCATTTTGATAATTGGTATAAAATTATTTGTTTGTTTTTTTAACGCAGTTGGGATATTTTTTACCAAACAATGTTTTCATACCTTTTTGCGTATATCCCTTCCAACATTTCTCTTCTATATTATTTTCAACCACTCCATATCCAGAACCATATGGAGATGATTTACCAGATTCTGGATTGGATGTTTCTTTATTTAATTTTATTGTTTTTGCTTTTGAGGCCTCTTTACGTTGTATAGCATAGTCTAAAGCACTTTTCAATCTGCTTTTAACATTTGGATCTTTAGCATTTTGATAAGCTGCTCTAACTCTCTGATGTATAAGATTTATAATTTGAGATTGTCTTTTGTGACTTTTTGATTTAAAACCACTACTAGCTAGTGTATCTTTAATGTCTTGGGATGTTTTAAATTTTACTCTAACCGTATCCTTCGGATTTTCATCGGTATATAATCGTCTATCAGATCCTTTTGGCTTTTTACCAGTTCCAACTTTTGGATCAGACTCAGATAAAACTTCATTTAAAATGTCAGTTAAACTAATCATTTTGCTAACTCGTCTAGTTTATTTTGCATTGTCATACCACGAATGACTTCAGGTGTGCCGCCATTGTCTCTATTAAAATAACGTTTATAATTGCTTAGTGCAACGTCTAATCTAGCCTTATCAATTGGTTCTTTTGATAAAATATCCTTTACCATTTTTAAGTTATTAACTACCAAAACATTTGTGTCATCGATTACCTTGTCAATTAACTTTAAAAGAGATGGATCTACGGCGTTTTTAACTTGTGGGTTAGTTAAATCCTCAACGATTCGTGTTAATAGTATCATAAATATAAATATACAGATCAAACAAAAAACCCCGCTTATTTCTAAGCGGGGTTCTGTTTAATTTTCTTTATCCTAGATTAGGCAGAAAATTGAGCGCCCGTTGGGAGTATATTAAAATCGAGTATAATAAACTCAGCGGTTCTAGTTGGTTGGATATAGATTTGTCCGTAGAGGATGTTACGATCAATCAAGTCAGGAGTATTGTTTTCAGCATCCATCTTGACTTGGAATGCGTAGATACCGTTACGTTGTTGTACTGATTCCAAGTATGGTGTTACGATACTCAAGAATCGGTTACGTGTAGAAGCAACATTTTGTTCAAACACCAAGTAGTTGCTTGAACTTGCGATAAACTTCTTCAAGTTGATCAACAAGCGGCGAACATTGATGCGATCCAAAGCGCTTGGAGCAATTTGTAGAGTCTTTTGACCCCATACACAAATGCCTTGGCCTGGGAATGCTGCGATTGGATTTACACGACCTTCATATAGTTCATCACGTTCACTGTGAGTTACTCTGTCGAGTACTTGTACAGCGGTTGGAATACCACCACGGTTTAGACCGGCTGGAGCATACCATTCAGCAGCAGCATTATCGTTAGCAGCATAAACTGCTGGTAACACTACTGAAGGTGGAACACTAATAATCTTGTTGGTATTAGTATCTAGGATCTTAACCCAAGGATAATAAGTACCTACATAGTTACTATCAATTGTAGCTACAGTGTTAATTGCGGCATCAATCAATCCTACAGTTTGGTTACTTGCTGGGAACACTACGTTATCCATAATGTAGAAACAGTCTTGACGAGTTTCGCACATATCGATTACTAGTTCAGTTACGTAACTGTGTTGTTCACGGAAGATACCTGGAGTTACGATCAAGTTGATATCAAATTCATCTGGATTACCGATTGCAGCAATTGCTTGCTTATAAGCGATACTACCTGGACTATTGATATTTGTACAATCTAGACCTTGTGTATTACCAGCGGTAATGTCACTGCCTACATTGATTGGAATTGCTGGCCATTGACCTTCAAATCCACCTTGGAAACCTACGATAAACTTACGTAGTTTAACGTATGTAGATTCATTTACAGCATCATATGTACTTGGGATACTACCACTCAATGTTGGTGATAGTAGTGAACCAGTACTTACATATGTACCTTGAGCATAGAATTTACTGTTTGTAG